AAAGAAGATGCACGTGATAAAGCTTTGGCAATATTGGATAATATTACAGTTGACCACAATGAAGGTGGTGAAGTTTCGACTGAATCTTCAGATGATGGTCATATTGTTGCCGCTGCTGTTCAGTCTCAAAAAAATTTTATAAATGGGACGAAAACAGTGCGAGGACATGTAGTTCATTTGAATACTCCTTATAGGCCATCTGCAACTACAATTGAGATCTCCACTTGGACTTCGATGCTCGCTAGGTTAGGCCAAGATTATTTGGCATTGGCTATTTTGTACTGTGTTCAGTTTATTTTTGGATCTGATGATACCACTTCATTATGGAGACCTATGACTCCTGAGAGATTTAGGAATAGTTTTGTTTTTACTATATTATATATATTTGCTTTTGGTTTACCATGGTATACATTTATGGTGTGGGCTCCACTGTTCTTTGCCATCTCTTTGTTTAATACAGGACTTTTTGTTTCATTTATTGTTATGCCTAAGGTTGAAGATGCATTAAATGAAAGGAAAGCTCTTATTGATCAACAACAAACTCAAATTTATAGCAGAGCTATGTCTCCTATTTGGGACTGGTCTGCGTATGTTGGTGCTCGTGTTCCACGTAATTCCTTAGTGTTAGTACAAGGTATATTAGTGGTTACTACTGGAGCATTTTTGACAAAATTTCTGTTTAATTACTTTTCAAGCCCCACAGAGAAATCTGCGTTGTTTGAGAGTGTGGTTGATGATGAGATGAAGTCTACTGAAGATGCCTTAGGTGCCACAAGTGTCCTTGAGCGAATACCGGTTAAAGGTCATAACTCTTGGAATTTTAGACAGAGTTCGGAATTTACCACTACTGGAACAACAATTGAAGAAGTTATGCAAATTGTTTCCCGAAACACTCGTAAGTTTACTATAGAGTATGGTGGAAGTTCTTTAACTCAGTATGGCATTGGTATTAATGGACAATTTTTCTTGTTTAATAAGCATGCTTTTCGGAGAATGTTAGAAGCAAAGAAAGGAACATCCATTGTGTATCATTATATAACTCGTGAAGATAAGAACATGAAAACTTCTCAGATCACTTTTAGTGATTTGGTTGAAGTTGGTCCTGATTGTGTTGTGGTTCGTTTATCACATGAAACAGTTCCATCTATTATGAGTCATATTTCTGATGATCCTTTGTCGTGTCCATTTTCGAAGAGTGGTTATCTTAATAATCATATCCTAGGACCCGTATTTTGTAAATCTTCAACCCAAGTATTAAATGATGCTGTCTTAGGACAAATTGTTTTAAAGGGTTTTGTACAGTATGATTATACTGAACATGTAAAAGGAGATTGTGGCCAAGGTGTCGTTATTTTGCAGGGAGCTAGTGCTAAGTTGATTGGTATTCATGCTGCAGGTGCACATGAAAGTCCTGAATGTTTTGCGTGTCCAGTTAAGAAAAGTGATGTGGAAAATGCCATTAAGTATTTGGCAGATAATTCACTAACTTTACCTGTTACTGAAGGTTGTGCATTAGGTATTAAGACCGAAACTCCTATAAAGCAATCAGCCACAAGATTTGAAGATTTGTCTTCAGTTGACTATTTTGGAAAACTCGAAGGCAAGGTGTTTCAACACCAAAAGAGTAAGTTAAGACATAGCAAGATGTCATTTGATGATATCGACGAAATTTTTGACGAGGAGTGTAATTTTATACCTTCGCAGAAATTTGGTCCTCCACACATGTCTAAATTTCATAATTCGAAAGGAGAATGGAATTCACCGTATAATGTTTGGTTGCGTTCTTTAGCTCGTAATCGTTTGGGACTTAATAGAAATATTTTGAACCGATGTATTGAGGAAACAACTAAGCATTTGCTTACTGGGCTGAAAGATGTTAGATTGGCCCCTTTTAATCTTGATACTGCCATAAATGGCCTAAAGGACGATGAGTTGTTTAAGCGCATGAATCCTACTACTGGTTCTGGTTTTGGCTACGTTGGTAAGAAGCACAAACATATTCCTATTAAGGAAGATGGAAGTGTTGACCGAGAAGCTACTCAAGAATTGAAGGAGAATGTGCTAAGGAAGCTCAAAGTTCTTATGCAAGGGAAACAAGTACCCATGATTTATCAAGCGGCTCTAAAAGATGAATTGCGATCTTCGGAAAAGATAGAAGCTGGGAAAACTCGTGTTTTTCAGATTCAGTCTATAGAAGATGTCATTTTGATGAGAATGTTTTTTGGTCCTATACTTTCCCTTATGGTCGAGCGGAGTAAACTGTTCGGTTGTGCAATTGGAAGTGATATGTTACGAGACGGAGATGATTTGTTTAATTATATGCTTGCGAAATCCCGAAATATCATGGAAGGAGATTTCAAGTATTATGATATTGGAATGCCCACTGATATTAGTAACGCTGTGTATGCAGTTGTTGTTAATATTTGTAAGGCATTAGGTTATAATGATTTGAGTATAGAAGTGCTCAAAGCTATGTCATGCTCCTTGTTGACCCCTTTTTGCATTGTACTCTTGGATGTCTTTCGTATTTGTGGTATTCGTATGTCTGGTTCTTATGGAACGGCAGAATTGAATTGTTTGTGCACTAGAATGATGTTGATGTATTGTTGGTATGCAAATCCAGATACCAGTCATCTAGATTATTTTGAGCACAATACAGAACTTACTTATGGTGATGACTTGCTGAACTCAGTGAGTGATCAAGTACCTGAATATTGGAACAATATAGTTTTTGCCA